AATTAATTTTTTACGGATTTATGTTTTTATCCACAAAATATAATATATCTAATATTTTGTGCCAAAATGCTCTAAAACCAATCAAAAAGGCTACAAAATATTATTTTGTAGCCTTTTTTATGCTAATGTTGCAATATATTGAACGATTTTGCCCCTACATCATCTTTTTTCGAATAAATGCTGGATGTATGGATTATTCTCCGTTCTTGCTAAAAAATACTATTTTCTTGTTTATTCTATTGTAAATCTACTCTTACTTTACCATAACGGTGGGATAATGCAAGGCATTCTCCCACCAAACGATAGACTAAAAGTTCATTAATCTGCTATGAATTTGTTTGAGTTCTGGGTTTACGTAATGAGTGTATATTTGAGTACTCCTTAAGTCACTGTGACCTAAGAACATTTGGACTGCCCTCAAATCAGCTCCCTGCTTTAACATGTGGGTGGCAAATGAATGTCTGAAACTGTGAGTAGATATATCGCCTCTAAGCCCGGCTAGTCTCACATATTTTTTAACCACCTCTTGAAGTGACCTTTTTCCAATTCTGCCTTTATTGATTTCTGTCCATTCGTTCCTTTTTCTAACAAATGTAAAAAGTGCCGGATAGTCATCATTTCTTGTTTTAAGATATGTATTAATCCAATACATTGCTCTCTTGTTAAGATACACTGTTCTGATCTTATCAAACTTACCTTGAACAATCACCTCTCCACAATCTATGTCTATGTCCTTATTTAACCTAATAGTTTCCTCTAGTCTCATGCCTGTGGCAAAAAGTACTTCGAGTATTGCCCTGTTTCTTTTACCTTCAACATTTTCGGTGTTAATTGTTGCAATCATTTTTTTAAACTCACCCTGAGTAAAAAAGACCATTCTGTCATCCGCCCTCACCCCTTTTGGCACCCTAGATAGATGCAGTGTTTTTATACCTTTGAGATCCATACATGTGAGAAAATTACGAATCACTTTCATTTTTTCTCCCACTGTCGACTTTTTTATTTTCCTATTCTTATGATAAACATTGTCTGAATCAAGTAAATAACTTTTATACTTCAAAACAAAATCATCATCGATCTCTTTTAAATTGATATTTCCAGCCCATTCGAAAAAATGTCTGAAATGATGTTCATAATTGAACACCGTTTTTTTAGAATAATCTTTTTCCAGTTCACACCATCTGAAAAAGATTAAACCTGCTTCTGATAACTTCATAAAACTAAAAAATGCCTCATGGATAGAGGCTTATAAGAATAAACTAAATGCTTTTTGCATAACCGCAACTCGACTTTTCATTGTTTGTTGCAATTTTGTTTGGGGTCGGATGTAGCTACTATTTACCAACTCCTGTGCCTGCTCGATTGTTAAATGATGTTCGCCTCCACAGTGTTCACACTGTCCAGCGTAGATTTTTCCGCCATAGCAATATCTGCCCACGGCTTTGTGGTTTGATTTATTCATCGCATTTGTTAGCTAGACAAGAAAATCATACAACTATTGTATAATTAGACTTGCCCATGCTAGAATTACATTAACTCAAGCAAAGGACTGCATTTCCTTTATTTGAGCTAGGAAAGACGGATTGTTAGCCGTCTTTTTGTTTAATTAAAAAACTTATCACGGGGGATGTTAACGTAATCCAGTGATAAGTCAAATTGTTACTGTGGATATACAGCAACATGAAAATATAACACAATTTACTCAATTTTGCACTACCTTTCTCGTAAAATTAGCACAAAAAAAACGACCATAAGTATACATGATCGTGTATGAAGAAAAGCTCAAGAAATTATAAAGTTTTTATAAAGATTATTTACTAGCATAAACCTCTCTTGGTTTATTCTGCACCGAAGGACCAACTATCCCCTGCTTTTCCAAAATAGTCAAAATCCGATTAGCTCTTGGGTAACCAATAGCTAATTGACTCTGAAGCATTGTAGCTGAAGCCTTACCACTATTTAAAATTAATTCCTTAGATTCCTGCAGTAAATCATCCTCATCTTCATCACTAGAATCCAAATTAAAACCACCTTGCACTTTCTCTGTTATCTCTTTAATATATTCTCCTTTTCCTGCTTTCTTTTTAATAAAATTAACCACTGCTTTCACTTCACTCTTATCAACATAAGCTCCTTGTATTCTCATTGGACTCGGTGAGGTAGAATTAATATACAACATATCACCCTGCCCTAACAATTTTTCTGCTCCAGTAAAATCAAGAATGGTTTTTGAATTCACTGAAGACGTAACAGAGAATGCCATACGAGCTGGCATGTTTGCCTTAATGAGACCTGACAAAATATCGACACTTGGTCTTTGCGTTGCTAGAATCATATGAATCCCAGCTGCACGTGACTTTTGTCCAAGACGAATAATGGGTCCTTCCACTTCTTTCTTGGCTGTAGACATAAGGTCTCCCAATTCATCTACCACTACTACCAAATATGGCATACGCTCTTTTTTCTTTTTATTATAATCTGCGATATTCTGACAGCCTGCCTCTTTTAATTTTTCAAGCCTTCTTTCCATCTCTCCCAAACACCATTGCAAAGATCTAATTGCACGTTTATTGTCTGTGATAACTGGAGCTACTAAATATGGCAATTTATCATAAACAGTAAGTTCGACCTGTTTCACATCAATCAAAATCATTTTAAGATCATCTGGATTATTTTGATAAAGTAAAGTTGTAATCAGAGAATGAATCCCTATACTTTTCCCACTCCCAGTAGATCCTGCAATTAAAAGATGGGGCATCTTTGCCAAATCATCCAACCAAACCTGACCTGAAACATCTCGCCCTAATGATACCATCATATTGCTTTTGCGACTTTTGAATTTCTTTGACTGTAATATTTCTTTAAGTGATACTATCACCTTAGTTTGATTAGGGACTTCCAACCCCACCAATGACTTACCGGGAATTGGTGCTTCAATCCTCACTGGGTGAACTGCCAAATTAAGTGCCAAATCATCAGACAAGGCTTTAACACGAGATACCGATATTCCTTTAGACGGCTTAAAAGTATATTGAGTTACAGTAGGACCAACTCGCACTTCTCCCATATTCACAGGAACTCCAAAATCTAAAAGAGTTTTTTTTATAACATCTTGATTACGATCAATATTACCACTATTAGGCTTCTTTGGTTTATTCTTTAGCAAACTCAAAGGAATATCCATTTTAACATTACTTTTTGCCCAAGAAAAATCCTCTTGTTTTTTATCGCCATCATCCTCTTCTTCAATTTTATATTCTTTGACCACCGTCTTACCATTACTGCTCTCCTCTTCTTCCTCATCTTCCTCTTTATCTTCATCCTCCTCGTCTTCTTCTTCCTCATATTCATCATCAAAATCTTTTCTTATAAACGGTCTAAAAACAATACTAAACACAAAAACAATAATACGAAAAATAATACTTTCTTTTCCTATTAATCTTTCTATGCTTGTATCAAGTAGCAAAAGCAAGGACACCAACAAACCACTTGAAAAAATCGCAGCTGCAATCCATGGTCCAACATATGGTAAAACAAATTCTACAATTTGTTGTCCAACTACACCACCACCAATTATAAAAGAATAAAAATACAACAATGATGAAATACTTGCCAAAAATAAAAACAGCCCAATTATATTGGCACTGTCAAAACCTTTCTCTTTATCATGAACTAAACTAATCGCCGTAAACCCAAGCAACACTGGCAATGACCATTTAGCATTACCAAATAAATAAACAAGGATAGCATTAATATAAAAACCGATCTCCCCAGCTTGACCAAACAAACTAAGACCAGTTGCAAAAACTCCCAGCAATAAAATTATAACCCAAATTCCTTGTTGAGCTTCTCTGCCCAAACTAAAACCAAGCCATAATGAAAATTGTTTTTTTCGTTTACGTTTTTTACGAAAGAACATATTGATTTTTTTATTTTTGTTTTTATTTTTGTCCTCTCGTTAAAAACGAAAAGACGCTTCCTTATCGAAGCGTCCATATGCAAAACTGCACGATTGAATGCGTGATAAGGCGAAGAAGATACGATTGGGGAATCGTTATAGATATCTAACAAAAAATCCCTAGCTCTATAATAAGCAAGGGATTAGGATATCTATATTATTAGTATAGCAAATTTTAGGTGCTTGGTCAATGTGGATAAGTTGCAAAAAATTTATCATTATTCTTTTTCAACATAAAATCTCTATCTAATTCTGGTTCTTGTTCTAATATTTGCTCTTATATTATTATACAAATCAATCTCTTTTTCATGCTCAAATGTAACCGACACACAATAATCTTGCAATCTTTTTTCGTCTGCTATCCACTTATTATAATTTAGCAAAACCAAAGAAATAGGAGTTGAAGGGGTCTTTTGTGGCTCCCTCTTGTACTCTTTCCATGCCTTTTGATGACATCCTGATTTTCTAATATTAACACCAGGAGTCAACTTTATTTCATAGTCTGCTATATCTTCAGGAACACCCGCATGTTCTATCTCTTCAGATATAACACCATATTTTTCTATTAATACTTCTGGATTTATTGAGTGGAATAAATGAAATTCCATCTTATTCCCAATATAGCTATCTCCACGAGTAGACCGTGTTTCAGGATTAAAGGTTAAAGTTACTACAATCTTCTTCTTCCCTTTCTCTGAGAAAAAAACTTCTGGCAATTTTAAAGAGTAAACCTTTATTTGATCAAGCGCAATTTTCCCCTCATCCCACAACACCGTTCTATTATCAAAAGAATTAATTGCTCTATCATAACTACTCAAACCATATCCACACACAGATAAATGAACTTGGCTAGATTTATCTGCAGAAAAGTCTCCATAAAAATTATTCTTAGGACTGAATGGATAATCCGCTCCCAATAATAAAAGATTTTTTATAAAATTAGACGACTTTTGAGGATATTTATTAGCCAGCTTTCCCGTAAGGTGAGAAACTTTTGATGCTGAAAAACTACTTCCAGATTCAAACTTTATAATATTATCAACGATGCTATTATTTAATACAGCGATTTTACCACCAATATCTTCTCTTATATGACCGTGAATTTCAGATAAAATCAAATTGCCTCCATATTCAACTAGGTCAGGCTTAACCATGCCATTAATACCGCTTCCTGTTCTCGTAAACGGTGATGGTTGATGCTCATCAGCAATAGAAGTCTTTATTTCTTCTGATCCATGACGTTCACCCATGATACGGTTTTTTCCAGCTATCGATCCAACTGAAATTGCTAATGCAGAAGTGGCAGGATTAACGATTTTATACTCATCACTAATTAAATATTCTGGATAATTATCAATAATTTCATTAATTGAACTGAAAACGTCAAAAGGATTTTTATTGCCCGAAGAAACAATAAATACAATATCAGGAAACCTGTAAGCTAGTTCATCGATAAGAGAAGCAAAGGGTAGTTGTCTATAATAATCCTTTTGCCAAACTTCATTACTATTCCCAAGCGAAACATTTACCACCTTAATATGATAATCCGGATTCGAAATAAAACTTTCAATTGCATCACCAAACTGATGCTCAACAAGTTTCTCCTCATCATATCTTGCCATAACCTCCTTGGTTATTTCATTTTTTTCAGCATACATCAATTTTGCAGAAAACAACCAATTTGAAGGAGAAAATGTTTTCTCTTCTAAACACTTTTCAACATCACCATAAACAGCACATCCAGCCACAGCTGTGCCATGCCCAACACTATCATGAACACTCCCTTCTCCACTCTGAAAATTTTCTTCACCTCCAATATTTTTTTCAAGCATCGGGTGATTAGAAATAATCCCAGAGTCTATAATCAAAATACCTGTTGCATTTTCCAATGGTTCACCAATATCAATGTTTGATATATCTGGAGCACTATACTCACTTGGACTAAACTCAATAATGGAGGGTCTATCCGCTCTTGAAACCTCCTTAAATTGAATTATTTCATCAAAGATTCTTTGTGTTAGTTTTATCCTCAACAACACAAAAGACTTCGTTATTAATTCATCAGTTATTTGAAATACTGATTGATTATTATAAGCTTCTTTTAACTGCTTAATAAAATCGATATTCTTCTGAGGATAGTCCTCTATCTTCCACAACTCTAAATCTATAAATTCAGGAGAACTATGCAGAGGTGTATCTAATAATTTCTTTCCAATTTTTTGTTCAATGGGTATATCTTTCAATGATTCTATGGCATTAAACATATCATAATTTCCATCATGATATTTTTTTAATTTTAATACTATACTCTTTTTGTAATTTATGTCTTGTTTTAAAAAGTTAATTTTTACATTATCAATTTTACCATGTATTTTTGCCTTTTCTTTTACTAAAAAATAATCAGAATTAAGTAACCCTTCTTTTTTATAAAATTCTCTTATTTTTATTGACTCATCTATATTTATATTTAAATCTTTATCTATAAATGCATTTTCTAAAACTTGTTTTCCGATAGGTGTTGAATATCTTGTAATTTTATTTTTAAAATCATCAAAATTTTCGCCATCACTAAAAACAACCCACAGTCTTTTTCCATCCTCATATCTCGACAATACGTGAATCCCCATACCTAATAAATTTTTAGCAAAATTATCAGAAGAAACACTTTGATTAATTTCTATCTCATAAATTAAAGTGGGATCTATTTTTCCTGAAAATTTCTTTTTCAAATCAGAAAAAGAAGCTTCAAGACTATTAACATTTTCCACAACTTCTTTCGTATATTTTTCCTTTATTCGATCAGGCGGAAATAAAAAACCACCACCAAAATTTGATGGCTTCTTCCTTTCAATATTGCCCTGAAAAACAGGGAGTTTCAAATGAGGATATTTTTCCATTATCTAATTTTATTATTTTTAACTTTTTCTCTGCGAATAAAATTATTTATTGCTTCGTTTATATCCTTCATTGATAATTTATTTCTTGAATCCAATATAGTTACTTTTATTGCATTTTCAATAACCATTTTAATATCAGATGGAGAAAATCCAGAAGTCTTTTTTGCAATTTTCGCAGTATCAATATTAGGCATTCTTTTTATAGCCTTTATAAAAAGGTTAAACAACACCTCTCTGTTCTTCTGATTTGGTAATTCATAATACACCACTTCATCAAAACGCCTCCATATAGCCGAATCAAGCATATGTTGATGATTAGTCGCAGCAAAAATAATGCTTTCACCTTTGATATTATCAAGCATTTGTAAAAAATTATTAACTACTCTTTTTATCTCTCCGTGATCATGATCATCATCTCTGTTCTTTCCAATAATATCAACTTCATCAAAAAGAACTATCCATGTACCATTTTCAATATAATCAAACACTTTACGCAAATTTGTTGCTGTTTCTCCTAGATAAGATGAAATTATTGCATCAAAACGAATATAAACCAATGGTATATTCAAAATAGAACTAACTATTTGTGCAGAAAAAGTTTTTCCTGTTCCTGGGGCACCACATAATAGAACCTTTTTTTTATGCTCCAGGTTGTAAGTTGCCAAAATGTCAGCATCTTTAAATTCTTTTGTTATTTGTTTAAGTTGATATTTAGTTTTATCTGGCAAGACAATTCCATCTAAACTATAATCAAAATTCTGGATCTCAAGCAATGGAAATCCATTTTCCGTATCTCTAGGAATTGGTAGATAATCTTTTACACGTTTATTTGGAGAAGTGAATCCTTCACTATACAGCGCTTTTTCTAGTTCTTTTACAACCACATTGTGTTTTTTTCTCTTTTCACGTGAAATATATTCTCTTGCAGTTTGAACAAAAGAATCATCGTCTTTGCTATTATAATATTGAAATAACTTTTTTATTATTTCCGAAGTTGTCATATAAATATATATTAATTTATTTTACTTTATTATACCAGAATTTAACAAAAATATAAACTCAGATAAAAATTATATTCTAATCAAGCTGTTTTTTTTAATAAAGATTAATTTCATCCCATAAACTATCTCCCCTTCAAAAACTCATAAATCTTAACCATTGCCCAAGTATCCAATTTACAATACTCAAGCAAATCGTTTTTGATTTGTTCCTTTTCTTCTTTCGGTGTGTCAATTGATATCATTCGTTCCCAACGTTCACTCGCTTGGTCCCCTTTTGATATATGAAGATTTTTGTATGTTAGCTCTGGGACTATCACTGGTAAAACTTTTTTAATACTAGAACTTCCCTTGAATGCTGGATCTACATAATAGTTTTTTGAAAAAATTGTCATCAAGTCAAACATTTTCTCATTTATCTCTTCTAAAAAATAAGCATAATCTGGGTGCAACTCTGCTAGCTTAGTGTTGCGTTGTTTTTCATATGAACTATACCACGCAATAACTGTCCCTTTTGGATTGATGTCTTCTTTCATTCTTTTAACTAAAGGACGAGTTATATCCCCCTTAGGATCGGTTATTAAAAACTCCCTATGCTCAATACTCCCATCCTCTTGCATGATATGGAGTGAATACTGAAAAGGTACTTGTTCATAAGCTCCAAAGCCGTCAAACATTGGAATAGCACTGATAAACCCCTCATAATCGAAAAAATAAAGAGGATACACTAACTCATCTAAAGTTTCCTTTATAGCAACTGGGTTAATTATAGCCTTGCCCAACATATAGGCGTCGTATTGAGCTTTTTTAGCCCCTGTGAGAACCTCTGGATTATCTATGTCCTTAATATCGTAAATTCCCCTATCTATCCAATCAATAAATATTTTCTTACTAGAACCTATGCGATTAATATCATGCACTGAATATTCAGAGACATCAGGGTTGGAATAAGCAAAAGTAGTGCAATGAGCATTTCTTCCACGATACAAGCATTCACAACCTTTTTCTTCTGGCATGTCTAGATATTCTTTAATTTCCAACATTTGCTTTTTTACACCATCTTGGGATTCTAAAACTTCATCAGTAAGATCAACAATTGTAAATAATTGATTATAGTCCACCTCTCCATCTCTTTTATATTCACGATTTAAATGAATCACTCCCACTTTAATAATCTTCAACCCACTCATCTCGATAACACTCTTTTGGAAAGCAAGATCATTAATATAGTGATGCGGTTCTTTTCGCTTAACATCATTCGAAGCTTTCACCTCATAAAGCTCGTAACCACCTTTATCATTATTATAAACAAAAATATCTGCCCGAATAAAATATACATCTTCAAAAAAAGTAGCCTGAAATATAACTTCTTGCTGTTTTTCTAAATACTTTTTTGTATCATTAATTGCGTCCTCACCATAACTATCTACCAAAACACCACCTGGAAATAAATGCCTTGCTTCTTCATCTGCCAAATTACCCTCTTCAATAATCTTCTTTTCAAAATCAGACAATTCAACATCCTCAAAGAGCTTTGGCTTGTGTTTTTTAAGCCAAAGATTTTTTTTGCAGAATGTATATTCAAGATAATCTGTTTTTGTTATATGCATAGGACTATTTATTTTTTACATTCTTTTTAACTCGTTTAATGTTTTTCCATTTTTATCTTTTAATTTATTCCATCCATTAACATTGTGTCCTATTACAAAAAGAGCGACAGTAGAAGGGCTTGTAAATTTTAAAGGTACTAGTAATTCAAAAAGTTCACTATCTTTAATTTTAACATTTTCTTCAGTTAAAAACTTTTTCCTTATATTTACCACCATATCTGTTGCACCATTTGTTTCAGTTCTTGCAATCGTAGAACCAGGTTGCAAAACATAGCCCTCATTTATCAACTTAACCACCGCCTTAGTTCCTCGTTGTGATATATAGAAAATTTCTTCTGCTTCCTCTTTGATGTCAGTAAGATCCTCTAAAAATCTAAAACCTAAAGACGACAAAACAATTCGTAAATTCAATAAAAACGAATTCATATCTGCCTCATCGGATTCTGATAATCTAGGAGCTCCTCCAGAATTACCATTTTCTATTTTTACACGCCTTGCTTTTGTTGCCTCTTCTATTAAAACAGCTTCCAGGTACTTCACGTGAGCCTTGGTTAAATTATCATCCTTTGATATAAAACAAATCACTAAATTCCAAAAATCCTTATTTTGATTATGTTGCTGTATTCTTTTTCTAAAATCTTCTGCCTCTCCGATATAAACACTGCTCTCTCCATCCTCTGTTTCTCCCACTAAAAAATATACCGCTTGAGATCCTAATTCATCCCTTTGAAGAATCTTTTTTAATTTTGCTCTTGGAATTACATAGGTTTTTCCAGTCCAGCCGATAATATCAACCACCTTGGTTCCAGTTGCCTCGCCATCTAATAAAAAAAGTTTTAATGTCTTTGATTCTGTCATATTTTCCTTAATAATATCCTAAAAATATTATTATTAATAATATAAAATTGCTTTAATTGTAGTTGTATTTATATGTTTTAGCTGGCTCAATATCGCACATAGCATCAAAAAAATATTTTTCAGTATTTTTGATATCGCTTTTTAGTTTTCTTACAATATCAACATTAACCCATTTGTATGGCTCATATAATTGATAAGCATTGTTATTTTCTGGATATCTTTCAGCTTCATTTTTAATATCTGGATGTTTTTGCGAGGTATTAGACGTAATATAAGTTCCATAATAATATTTATCTAACACTCCCCAAGCCTTGCCATATAGCTTTTTTATAATTTGCATATTTTTACCAGCAGAATTTTCCGCAAATTCAAAAAGACTTTTTAAGTCATGCTTGTTTACATACTCTCCATGATCCATATTTCCTAAACCTTTAATATGTAATTCTACTCCGTGTTTAAAATTATAAACAACTGAATAAATTAATTCATAGTTTGGATGTGATGAGCTTAACCCCAATTTTTTAAAAACTGAATTACCAATTAATTCACCATTTATACTTTCTGAATCAAGCATAGAATCGCAACCCAATAATGCCAAAGCAAAAAAACAATCAGGCTGAACGATCCAATCATAATGTTTTTCTGGTTTACTGTTATTTATTTTTTTATTATTCTTTACCCCATTCATCATAAGATAATATTAACTCATTTAATTCATCTTTTCGAGATCTCCACTGTGGAAGATATTTGTTCATAAGGCTAATAAACTTTTCGCTATGTGTTCTCTCTATCAAGTGCACTAATTCATGAACTATAATATACTCCAAACAATTAACTGGTTTTTTTATTAACTCAGAATTTACCCAAATTTGCCTTTTTTTAATATTACATGCCCCCCACTTTGTCTTCATTTGTCTAATACTCCATCCACTTAATTGTACTCCTGTTTTTTCTTTCCACCTTTTTACCAATTTCTCAACTTCTTTTTTCAATTCAAGTTTAAACCATTTTAAAAATACGTCTTCTTTTTGTTCTCTTGAAGCATTTTTACTAACAAACAAATCAATATATTTTTTATTTCTAATTTCCACTCTTGGTTTTGAGCCATCTTCAACTAAATTTAATATATATCTATCCCCTTTATAATAATGACTCTCTCCTGTTATATATTGTCTTAGTGTTTGCCTCGATTGATTCTTGAAACCTTTAATTTGTCTCCTGATCCATGGCAACCTAGTAACTACAAAAAGATTAATTGCTTCATCGTTGGTCTTTTTGGGCACAGAGACTCTAACTCTACCGTCTGGTGGCAATACATTAAGATGAAAATTTTTAATATTTTTCTTTAAAACCAAAACATCTATATTGTTAACTTTCATCTCTGATTGTATAATATTATTAGTACTCATTTTGTTCCATTACAATATTAAAAATATTATCTAAATACTCGTCATTATAAGAAACCTCATTATCATCAAAAAGTTTCATAATAACATTTCTTACCTCTCTTTGTTTTGGTTTACTACTTCTCCAATTATCTTTTTTTGTCTTCCTGACTATTTCATCTAATTTAACAGCTAAATCGCCATTATTATCTAAATTATCATACAAAGCTTTTCTAGCTTCACTTCCCTTTATCAAATGTGGATATTTACTATCTAAATCCTCCTTTTTCATAACTTTCTCAACAAGCCTTGTGATTTGTCTTAAATATTCTTCATAATCTATCATTTCTTCTGTTCTCTTCTTAACTAACTCATCTAATATAATTGACATTTTTTCAAAATACTTAGGATTTACAGCCCTCTCATCTGTAATTAATTTTCTGATATTATTTTCTATAGTTTCAGCAATCGCATTTTTTTCTTTTCCTATTGCTTTTGGTAATTTTTCAATTGCAGTTTCAATCCCTTGTTTAACAATAATCTCAAGCAAAGACGTGTCTTCAAATGCTGAAATTTTTTCACTATCCTCTGCTTGAATATATGAATCGATCAAGTGTCTCATTGCTGGATTAAATCTTTTTAAATCCAAATAATCACCGCTCATTAATTTAAGTTCATCTCTTAAATCTGAAAAATAAGTAACATCCTTTTTAATCTCTATTTCCTGCTTAGTGTCATATCCAGATTCCTGCATTTCGTTTGCAATGTTTGTATAGGCTCTAATAAGTGATGCCACTTTTTTATAGAACTCCAGCCTTAACTGTTCTTTTGATTTTATATCATCTCCTAAAAAATAATCCTTATATTCATTGATGCTTTTAGGAGCCTCAACTCCTTCAACTAATGCCTTAATTTGCTCAAGAATTTCATCAAGTTTTTTCTTACCCTCTTCTAGCCGATTTTTTAAAAGACCAGAAACGTCATCCTTGTCAAAATCATCAAATGCTCCACTTGTATAATTATCAATTGCTTGTTCCACACTTTTAAACAAGTCCTTATAATCAATAATATAGCCATAATCCTTATCTAGCTCATCCCCCCTGTCTTTGTCATCCAACCTATTAACTCTACACACAGCCTGAAACAAACCATGATCCTGCATGCTTTTATCAATATACAAATATGATGCAGATGGAGCATCAAATCCAGTAAGAAGCTTATCAACAACAATTAATAACTTCATTTGTCCGGGCTCCTTCACAAATTTCTTTTTCACATCTTTCTCAAAATCTTCGATATGCTTATCTCGAATATCACCCTCTTCTATATTAAAAAAATCTGCAATCATTTTTTTATAAACTTCGTATTTTTTGATATTTTCAGAACGCTGATCTTCTCCATCACTTTCACCCTTTATGCTTGCTATATCAGGAATATACGAAGTTATTATTGCACATTTACTAAATCCTGCATCAACAAATAACTCATAATATTTACATGCTTCATATATACTACCTGCCACAAGCATGGCGTTGCCTCTACCTTCGTCTAGCCTTGGCTTAGTCTCAAAATCAAATAATATGTCGGCAACAATTTTTTCTAACCTCGATTTAGAACTAAGAACTTTTTGCATGGTCCCCCATTTTTTCTTAAGCTCAAATATCGCCAAATCAGAAAGTCCTTTTGTCTTTGATTTAAACCAAATATCAATTTTATCTTGTGCTGAAATTTTTTGATCAATTTTTCTCGCCTCATACCGAAGATCCAAAACTACTTCATCATCAATAGCCTCATCAAATTTATATGTATGAATATATTTACCAAATGTTTCCATGGTTGTTGCCTTGTCCTTTTTGAGCAACGGCGTTCCTGTAAAACCTAAGAATACTGCATTTGGCAAAATTTCCTTCATCGCCTTGTGAAGCTTACCTGACTGAGTTCTGTGACACTCATCAACAAAAACATAGATATCCCCTTTTGCTTCAAAGTTACTTGGCAAACTTTTTTTGATTTCGGCAATATATTCATTATAATTCTGATCCTTGCCAGATTGATCTCTGCCGAATTTATGCACTAAAGAACATAAAACATTTTTATCTTTCTTATTCAATTCTTCCATAAGATTCCGTGCAGATGTGACCTTGGGTTCTTTCTTATCTTTTACAATCCCAGTATTTGATAATGTTCCTCGGATTTGATCATCTAGTTCTGTTCTATCTGTAATTATCAAAATTCTGCTATCGTTAATATTTTCTCTAATCCATTTTGCGATCCAAACCATAGTTAATGACTTCCCGCTTCCTTGAGTATGCCAAACGATACCGCCCTCTCTTTGTTTGAGTATTTTTTGTGTTTCTTTAATCGCAAAATACTGATTATGCCTACATATTTTTTTTGTTCCAAAATCAAAGATAACAAAATCATGAATCAATTCCAAAAATCTCTCCTTATTCAATAATCTATAGATATCGCAATCTAAAATATTTTTACTCTTGTCACAATCACCTTGCGCTAATGTTCTAGATATACTAGTTTTCTTATTATGATCAAAGTCTTTATTTTCCTCTTTCCAGTTTAAATAATATTTTTCAGGAGTCTCTATTGTTCCATAGCTCAATCCCTGTGTGTCGTTTCCTGCCATAACAAGTTGCTGAGTGACAAAAAATTGCTCAATAAATTCTTTTTTTTGATTATCAAGATTTTGCCTAATACCCTCGCTAATAGAAATTTTACTTCTCTTAAGCTCTATTACTCCCAAGGCAATACCATTTATATATAAAACGATATCTGGTCTCTTTGTGTGCCTGCCCCTTATAGTCACTTCCTCGGCAATAGCGAAATGATTATTCTCTGGATTTTCCCAGTCTATAAAATGAATATGTTCTGATGGCTTGGTTGGGTTTTCTTTAATATCTACTCCGTAACGAATTATTCCATAGATGTCCTTATTGATATAATATAAAGTCTTTTGCTGATTAGTAGCCACTTTTTCAATTTCAAAAATAGCCTTTTTGATAACATCATCGGAGTAGCCTTGCTTCTCTTTTAAAAACTTTTTAAGATATTCTTCTTCTATATTACTATTATCCCTATCATGCTCCCAATTTCCTAAATAATCATATTTTAAAACATCTTGAAAAAACTGCACAACCCTGTCTTGTGTTTTTCTCTCAATCTGTCCTATTTTTGGATTTTTATTTGGCATAGTATTTTTTATAATATATTATTATTTTTAGCTAGTACTAATGTTTCAAAAAAGATTTTATTTGGTGCATAGCAATATTTATTTGTATAATTCGCATAATGAAAATTTTGTTCTAATATCTTTTTAGGATTATTAACTACATCTTCGAAAATAACCTGTCCATGCATTTCTTCATTAAAAGGATAAGTAGCAATAATAGCAATTCTTGGTGATAAATGAAAAATGTGCGTTAAACAAAGAAAACTATTTGAAATAAAACTTTTTGGGATTTTTTCGTTACTAAGCGTAATTACAGCTTCATCCCCTGTAATAAATGGATAATCCTTTGAATTGTTAATCAATACTCTCCATTTCTTATGTGTTAAAGTATTTGCAAAGCCCTCATCAAAAGCTCTATTGGTTGCATAAGCCGTGTTAGAAGTATAAGTCTTCATTTCTTGCTCTACTACCTTTTGAGCAACTTCTTTTTCTTTTTTATTGCCTGAAAATATACTGGGATATTCTTTTTTGCAACCATTAAAAATATTCTCTGAAATAGTAGGAGTCATTGATTTTGTAATCTTTTCTAATGCCCTTGTTGTTTCTTTTCTGAAGCTATAACCACGAAAGTAAAAATTTGCTATTATCCAAGAAAGACCATATTTATCATTGTCTGATAATTTTTGTTTTGAAAGTAATAACTTCTCAATTCTCTCTATATTTTCACCATACCAATCTTCAATATTTTTAAAAGACTTTTCAACTACCTGGCTATATTCATCCTCCTCGCCTGGACTCATTGCATAATGAAAATATCCACTACAAATCGATTTGGGTGATTGTTGTTTTTCTATTCTCATTAAATCCACATTCAAGCACTCTAATTTTTTTTCTCCGGTAATAGCGAATTGCTTTAAATGCCTTTGTGGAATAATATGTTGATTTTTTGTAATTTGTTGTGATAACATACAATTTTTAAACCAACCTAATCTTCCCAGTTAACAAAACCTGCATCGCCCCCTCTTTTATCATCTGATATTTTTCTTTTTTCTTTTCCAACTTTTCAATCTCACTATCTATATCAGATAAAATTTTGGTAATCGCTTTTTGTTCTTCGTATAATGGAAACTCAATCTCTAGCTTATTAAAATGAGATTTTGACAAGTTGTACCTTGTTGCACCTTGAGCCAAAGATACAAATAGATCTCTTCCATATTCACTATTCATAAAATAAGACAAAAATAATCCATCAATCTTTTTTATATCTTTTAATCTATACCCAAAACAAAAACTATTTAAATAAACCTCATTAATATCATCAAGCAAAACTGCACACATTCCAACTTCTTCAGGCGTTTCAGACGATGTATTAAAAAATAGATCACCTTTTCTTACCTCATTCTGACACTCTCCATTCTTTATTTTTACTTTTTCAAAATTCTTTATGTCAATTTTTATATTATTCATTACATTTAAAAAAGTAATAAACTTAGCATTTCCGTCACCAAAATCTTCTTTCTTTTTTCCAGTCAAACCACCATATGGTGTTCCGATATTGCCCAATTTCTTTACCTCCCACTCTTCATTAAACCTGCTCAATCTCCTCCCTCCAGTCAAAAGTTCCTGCATTGCACCTTGCTTAATAAGTTTTTTCTTGGCGATTAATTTATCCAATTTTCCAATCATCCTATCCGTATCCGAAAGAGCTGTCGCAATCGCTTTTTGCTCTTCATGTCCTGGAAACCCAACCTCTAACTTGTTAAAATGAGATTTTGACATGTTATATCTTGTTGCACCCTGAGCCAAAGAAGCAAATAATTCTCTTCCATATTCACTATTTATAAAATAAGACAAAAATAATCCATCAATTTTTTTTATATCTTTTAATCTATACCCAAAGCAAAAACTGTTTAAATAAACTCCCTTAATATTGTCAAGTAAAACTGCGCACATTCCAACTTCTTCGGGTGTTTCAGAGGATGTATTAAAAAATATATCACCTTTTCTTGCCTCATTCTGGCACTCTCCACTTTTTATTTTTACTTTTTCAAAATTCTCTATGTCAATCCTTGTGTTATTCATTACATTTAAAAAAGTAATAAACTGAGCATTTCCAGCACCAAAATCTTCTTTCTTTTTTCCAGTCAAACCCCCGTACGGTATTCCGATATTACCCAATTTTTTAATTTCCCAATCCTCGGGAATAACTCCAAGTTCTGTCATTTTATAACCTTGCGGTATTTTTTTATTTTGTGTTGTTGTCATTTTAATTATTAAATAATAATTTTAAACCATTGCCTCTGCCATTTTCAAAAATCTCAATTTTTGTCTCTTCTTTTTTTTCTCCAAATATCAAATGAAATCCATATCTATAACCATAATCAAAAGTTAATTTCTCTAAATTATTTCTATCTTTTTCAATAGGTCGTATTCCCTTTTCATCTTCTGAATTGCTACTATTCCATTTTTTTAATTCAAAACAAATCAAATCTGACCAATTATCTTTATTATAACTTCTTTTGTGAATAATAATATCAATAAACCTTCCTGTCCTCTTTTCGTTAACTGCAACACCAATATTACGATCCTTTAATATATCTTCTATTGGCTTCCCACTTCGCCTTTTCCATTCTCCACTCTCTTCATCAAAATAAGTTGAACTATTATAATCACAATCAACAAAATAATCGTCAAATTTATTCTGTAAAAAATATGCAAATCTAAAACCTATGCATCGCTCGCTTAGATTACCTTCAAAAAGCAATTCTTCCTCATACAACTCATTTAGACAATCTTTAATAATTTGAATATGATTATTTAAATTATTGTTATTATTATTTATTCTTCTCATGATTTAAATCCCATTTTTTCTAAATGACTTTTTACTTTTCTCTCATATTCCTCAACACCTCCCTCAATTTCTAACAATGTACTTTTATATCTCTTTGCCAATTCTTTAATTCTCTGACTTAAGCTCTGTGATATTTTTTCCTGTTCATCATTAATCGCCTCGCTCAAATACTTGAGCCACTTTTTATTTACCACCAAATCCTTAACTTCACCTTCTGAAAGCTCTGGATATTTTGCCAACAATTTGTCATCAAGTTCTTTTTCTTTTATTTTTATCTGTTTTTTGTAATCCGCCTCACTTTCAATAAGCTTTAAATACTTCTGTAAAAGCTCTTTTTCTTCACTGTCTGTTGTTTCTTTAATTCTTTTACTAACACTTGTTTTTGTTAAAGTTCCTTTGTCTGTTTTAGAGTCTTCCAAAAGCCCTTCATCTCCTGAATTTTCCTCTTGTGTTTCTTCCATTTGCCTGACCGCTTCTTCTTTTTTATTTTCTAGTTCCTCAATTTCTTTTTTTTCATCTTTAAAATACTCATCTATCACGATAGACTTTGGTAAAATATCGCAAGTCCACCCCTTATCAATTTCTTTTCCTTTTTTATTTTTCTCTAATATTCTATAAGTATTAGCTTTCCACCCATCATCAATAATAATATAAACATCATCCTGCATTATCTCGTCCCAATAATTCATTAAATGTTGGTAGACGGCATATTCATCCAAGAGATTGAGCGGTTTAAAAGTGTTTAATAAATTATTAGATAATTCTTTGATAAATTCTTTAGCATTTGTCTCTCCGTCGATACTTTGCAATTTTTCAACATTATCTTCTCGCCATTTTTGAAAAACATCTTTCACTTTTTGTCTAAAACTTTGAAATTCATTGTTTTCAAAGATAATATCAGTAATTTTATCGTCTTCTGCCCTTATCATCGAGTAGTTATCGTTCTTTTTATCAAAAAGATTTTTTCTAAGGCTTGGAAATTCTTCCCAAAACTCTTTCATTTTTTCAATATCAACATTAGGTATTCCTCCATTTAAATGGGCATAAATATCCTGGATATCTTCCTCCTCTGAGATATCAATATACCTTGGAAGATTTAAATTATATTCATTTTTCTCAATTTCAGAAAGTGACACCATCTTTGAATATTTATCTTCTTTTTTTTGGTTAACAGCAGTATCTACAATCTTATGAATATCCTGTTCTCTTAATTTATTTTTATTTCCATCTTTAATAAATCCCTTGCTAGCATCAACCATAAAAATACCTTTCCGATTAATAGCATTCTCTTTATCAATTATTATAATAACTGCTGGAATACCTGTACCAAAAAACAAATTTGCTGGCAATCCAATAATTCCTTTAATATATCCCTTTTTAATTAAATTCCGTCTAATGTCAGATTCAGAATTTCCTCGAAACAAAACACCATGAGGTAAAATGATAGCACCTTTTCCTGTGTGCTTAAGCGATTTTATAAAATGTAAAATAAAAGCATAGTCTCCAGTTTTTACCGGGGGCACGCCATCATCAAAACGATGAAATTCATCATTCTCTGGATCAAGACCAGTCATCCATGCCTTATCAGCAAATGGAGGATTTGCTACACAAAAATCAAATGTCTTTAATTTCTCTCCTTCCTTGAATTTCGGATCCGTCAAAGTATTCCCTTGTCTAATTTCAGCTGTTGGTTTTCCGTGAAGTATCATATTCATTTTAGCAAGCACTGAAACAGCAATATCTTTTTCTTGCCCATACAGAGTAATATCAACTGGTGATTCACTATCAACTTTCAAAAGCAACGATCCACTTCCACAAGCCATATCATAAGCTGTCTGATCAGCACTTATTGCTTTTTCTACTCCAATAATTTGAGCCATAATCCTAGAAACTTCGGCAGGAGTATAAAACTGTCCTTTACTTTTTCCAGACTCGGAAGCAAAATGCTTCATAAAATACTCGTACACATCTCCCAATATATCATCACCACCAGATTTATTTTTACTAAAATCTAAATTTGGGTTTTCAAAAATAGCAACCAACTTTGTCAATCTGTCAACTTTTTCTTTTTCTTTACCAAGTTTTTCACTATCATCAAAATCAGTTCTATCGATAACCCCTTTCAAGTCATTAGCCTCTGCTAGTTTACTGATAATAATATTAATCCTTTCTCCTATATCCTTTTTCCCTTTAGCCTCAATCATATCTAAAAAATTTCCTCCTTCAGGAACTTCAAAAGATGCATATTTATCATTCTTATATTTATCAGTAACGTATTTTACAAACAATATCACAAGTACATAATCTTTATAAGAAGATGCATCCATGCCACCACGAAGTCCATTCGCTGTCTCCCACAGCATGCTATATAGTTGTGTTTTTTTAATTGCCATATTTAAAAAATTATTTAGTTAATTCATCAAGAGTAATATCAAAAGCCTTAGCAATTTTAGTAATTGTTAAATAAGTTGGGTTTTGATTTACATTACTTTCAATTTTTGCTAATGTCGTGTAAGGAATGTCTGCCTTTTTTGCCAACGTATCCTGAGTAAATCCCTGTTTTTTACGCCATTTTTTAATATTTTCACCTATTGTCTTTGTCATTTTTTCCTTTACTATTATTAAAAAAATCTTCAATATAATACTACCATATTAATCCAAATATATCAAAACAAAAAAACAACTTCCACGAAGCTGTTTAATCATAAAATAGCAAAACAAATTTAACATGCATATCCTATTCGATTAACAATATCTTGCTCAAGTATTTCTTAACATCATCACTCCTTCCACCAAGACTCCACTGCTTAACCTGATCCAACTCATATCGACTTTTATAATCATAAATCGTAAAAATTAACTTTTCATTATCATTTATAACAAAAGCCCACTCAACTCTGATCTTATTATCCGCAGATTCCCATTCTCCCCTCAAAACACGATCATGAGGCTGATCAAGTACTTCAACTAGTTCGTCATAGCTAGCATGAACAGTGCCGATACGGCTCGTGCCATAAGTTTCTTTTAATTTTGCCGGTCTATATTTCATTTCTTTATTTTATATAAATACTTTAAATCATTATTCAAATCTTGAATAATAAATTTAATAATTTCCCTTTTAATTACTATCTTTTTTTCTTTATACTTATCTGCGAAAATTTCAGCATAAACATCTATATTCTCCCCAATTATTTCAAGTAAACTGCTACCGTTTCTAACGTCTTTATGTAAATTCTTTTTTAAATTTTTCATAATTATCCATGATATTTAAAATGGTGCTTCGACATAATCCCGATAAGCTAGAAACTATTTCCACATTGAACATATTGGTCACACCAGAAAGCCTAACATCTTCGTAGCTTTTAAATTGCTCTTTAGTTATATTTTTCATATTGTATTGGATACTAACGTAGTAAAAACTATATGGCAAGACATTTATTCTTCCCAATGTTGCACGCTATTCTTACATCTTTTTTACTAATACTAAAACTTCTTCCAAGAGTTTAATTAACCTTTCCTTATCACTTCCTTCAACTTGTACAGTTTGCACAAGACTTCGAATAAAATCGACATCCATATTTTTGCCCGGGCAAGCTGTACTTGAGTAATCTTTATGGAAAACAATATTTGATTTTTCAATTTTATATTGTTGAACTAATTTTTTAAGCAAATCACGCAAGGCAAATATTTGTGTAGATGCTGGTTTCTCAATATCAAAGTTTCCATCTAAACAAATATGAATGCATTGACCATTATTCATATCTTTTTGATAACATGCTACTGTCTTCTCTCCGTCCTTACGAGCCTGCCTAATGCGTCCATTCTTAGCAATCTCATAATTGTAGCCAAGATAAAAACCAAGCGAGCCAACGAACTGCCATCTACCTTTATGGATTCTATTATTTGCCTCAAATTGATCTGCATTTTTACTATGCGATACAGAGCTATGATGTATCATTATATACTTTGGTTTCATAAAATTAATATTTAACTATCATATAAATAATATTGGCAATATTGCCAATCCCCAAAAGACCAATAAACCATTTAAGATTTTTAATAGTTGTTGATACTTCAATTCTAAACTGTGTGTTCTTTTTTACATTGCCATTAGTATCATCCAGCCTCTTGATAATGCCTTTATGACCAGTTAAATTTTCATCTTTCAAATCCTTGATTTTATCAAGTATCAAATCCAATTTATCCATATTAACCGTTATTTAAATATTTTTTATAAAATCCTCTTAAAACAAAAACTCCCACGCCAATCAAAAGCAAAACTGTACCTTGCCAAATATTGCTTTGAATAATTGCGATTCCAGTGCTAACAAATATTGTTGCCACTGATAATAATAATTCTTTTGTGTAATTCATACGATTATAAAAATTAAAAATAATTCCAATTAACTTCTTTTAAATTAAGCTCATTTATATTGTTTGTTTTGCCCTTAAGCCTCACACAACCAATAAGTCTTACTCCAGAATCTTGCTCATTCATTTCTTTTATCGTTTTACTGTATGATAAATACCATATATCATCTCCCAAATTCTCAACTGACTGCAACATCATATCTTGCAAATTATCATTATCTCCAGCTGGCTCTAGGCTAATTACACCATAAGCATCTATTCTTATAACTTGAGCATTTGTAGAATATAAATTTTGCAAATTTTCCGTAAGTGTTAAAATATTATTTGCTACACTTTCTATCTCTACAATTTCCATTTTTTCATCTTCATAGACAACTGCTTTATCTCCCATCTCAAAATCATTCACATCAACCAATTCAACATCGGGCTGATTAGCATTAGCAATATTTAACAAATTAATTTTTATTATTGCCTTCTGCTTAAAATATCCATTTACTGTTATTGTCGGATTTAATGTTTTTATTTCTTTTGTGAAATACCAACCATATTTTGCATAAGCTCCAACATTTGTATTAAATCCACTAGCATATCCTGGATTGGTAGACCCTTCTCTCTTTCCAGCCTCAATCCTAATTCTCCCCTTTCCTCCATTACCAGCATTCCCCCAAGTACTTCCATTGGTGACTTTTCCTACGCCACCAATCCCACCATTGGCATGAATAATATTTGTGCCGAGGACTGCTTTATTTAATACTTGGATATAAATAGTACCTCCTGCACCGCCGCCACCACCACCTGTGTAGTAATTGCTTGGAACACCCCCATCAATACCATTTTCACCATTACAATCAATTTCGCCATTAACAATAATATTTTTACAATGAATTCTTATTATTCCACCACCATATCCACCCCTACCGTTTCCTGAACTTTCTGCACTAGCACCTCCTCCACCACCTGATCCTTTAAGATATGCTAATGAAAAATTACTTAATTCACTATCATTGTATGCATATCCTCCTTCTGGTCTATTATTTGGAGAGGACCCAACTGTATATCCATTACTACCATTTGTGCCATATGCTCCACCTGCTCCACAACTTCTTGATGATGAATAACCAGAGGCATAGCCCCCTCCACCACCTCCACCATTTCTCTGCCATTGTTCATGAGATCCTCCAAGTTCACTCGCACCACAATCACCACGATATCTTCTTCCAGCTCCACCAGCATGCCCTTTGCTTTTTGCTGTTAATTTTCCACCTGCCTCAATTTCAAACAAACCCTGACATTTAATTGAAAAATTTCCATTAGCTGTAATAGTATGACCATTTTTAATTTTTACTGATGTATAGTTCTTTTCACTCGACCAAGTTGCATTACCAATACTCTCAAAAGCACCATCTACCCCATCACCTAAATCAGGTGACTGCATTCTCAAATATTTATTATTAACTGTATCCAACACTCCCAAAAATTTACCAATATAAGATCCTTCAGAATATGTATTCAATAAATTTTCAGTCATTGTTAAAGTATTGCCACTTATACTCTCAATAACTGCATTTTCAAAAATCTCATATCCATCATAAACAATCACCATTTCACCTACGCTAAATTTTGAGCCATCGCCAACAACAATGTCCCTTTGCCCAAGATTTGCAATACTATCAATAAAATCTTTTGTTTCATTAATTTGTTCATTTGATGTAAAATCATCTTGCAGTATTCCTGCTAATTTCAATATCGGCATATATATTCATCTATAATAATAAGCACTCACGCTGAAACTTCTACTTGTGCTATTCCAGCTTGATCCACACGATTGTGCGCAAGTTAAAACATCTCCAGAGATTGAATTAACTACTCGACTCCAATAACTATCACTATCAACCCCCGGTTGTTGTTTTAAAGTTTGGCTTGTAATACCAGCTCTTGCCAGCAATATCTGCCCATTCCAATTCCAACCACTAACCGAATGGGATATTTTCAAAACTATAAAATTGCAATCAGCTGGGATTGTACCAGTGTCCGTACATGCCGTTGATGAATTTGACTGGCTATTGCTTATACCCTCCGAACCTATAAACTCCCAATGAGCCGATCTATTCAATGAAATAACATTTTGAGCTAAATTCCGAATAGCCTTCATTATATTATTTATCTCAAACGCAAATAACTTATTTTGTTTTTGTTTATTGTCTAAACTCATAACTTCTATATTTTGATATGTTTTTTTTATTATCTTTTAAAAACAAAACTGGCTTATTTTTATCACCAAAGACTTCCTTTTTGCCATTAAATTCTGCTTCTTTAACTTCATGTTGCAATCCAATTCGGCTCACAATATCATAAGCTTCCAATTTATCTTTTACTTTAATTTTTATATTTAAAATCATACGCTTATAAATGTATATTTCTGGCTAATTACCAAAACTGTATTGTTATCTTTAACCCAATTTATTCCTGTAATATGCGACCATAATTTGCCAGTGTTTGGATCTGTATTACCATCAATCACATTGCCAAACTCTGTATAAGTTCCAGCACATTCAGTTTCTGTAAAAAACGCCGTTAATAAAACAACGTTTGAATTATCTGTTCCACTAGCCATGTCATTCCTGTATGCCTCATTTATCAATTGCGTATCACCTGCTCCAGCACTTCCTGATCCATCGCCTAGTACAGCTTTATTGATATAACCACTATATGTTGTGTCTCCCACTAACCTCTTAATCAAGGCATTAAAACCACCGTTGCAAATAACATTAAATCTCCTCTTCTCCTGCACTAAATTTCCCAAAATATAAAAACTCATTATTTTTGGAAACAGTGGTCTAAGTTTTTGCAAAACTTTATTAAATGATCTTTCCTTGGTATTCAATTTTGATTGATCGTAAAACTTAGCAGTAATATCTCCAACTGTGTGTGCGTTTTCTTTTGTATGTTTTTTTATTATCATATTTTTAACTTAACTCACTTGTATCTAAACAAAATTCTCTTTCGGGGTCAGAGTGCCCTGTTGGCGTATACGGTGCTAAAACAAATATTGGTCTAACACCTGCTCCAAATGGATCTTTCTCGATTGATTCAGCTACTTCAATATTTTTAAAATCTTCCATTTCTGCAACTACTCCAATTTCTTCATTGACTTCGATGTCCTGATAATCAAGATAATACTTTTTTAAAACTGCATTTGCGTTTAAAGTAACTTTCTTATTTTCTCCCACCAGTAAGCTCTGTAAAAATGCAATCATGCCTAAAGTTTTGAGTGTGGCTAATTCAACCGTCCATTCTCCCTCAGTAGCAGTAAACATCTTAAGACTAACTCTCATGATTAAAAAATTCTCATGTATATTTCTTACTGTTAAATTTATACTGATTGTTTGACCTGAACTTAAACCACTTACATAAGTTCTAAATCCCCCTTCTCTTATTGTATTGGCATAGGCTGACAATTGAGCCTCGCCATATTGTTTTGCCTCATTTGCTGTTTTTATAGTTTTGTCAATTTTCTTAAATTCAAATCTTCCATATTTAGAAATACTGGCATTATCTTCAACCTGTGCCATAATCGGAATTAAATAATATCCGCTCACCTCTATCAAATCTCCACTGATTGGAGGATTTACAAATCTGATGTATTTCTCGTTGTAACTCCACAGACAAATATAGTCTTCATCACTATTTAAAAACTCCACTCCCACCGTCACTTCTACGCTATTCACTAAAACTGTTGGCTTTTTAGAAAACTTATAATCAGTAGCGAAACTTTTCTGATTCCCATCTCCATCATGAATTTTAGTTCTTTCGTTATCGGAAGTAATTTCACCACCCTCAATAACTACTACATTCCTAAGCTGACTCAAATCATTTTCAATACTCAAACTATCTCTGATATAATTTTCACTTCCGTCCGCAATATTAAATGGTGCTAGCTCATCATTCTTGGCAAAAAAATGAACATCATTGTCATAATCAATATACCAACTGTAATTAAACAATTCACAAAGTTCACTTAAACATTTGCTGATACTTAAATTATTAAATACAACTACAGTAACTTCTAAATCACAATTAACATTGTTATAAGTAATTCCAGTTCCTGCTAAATAATTATCAACAATATATGAAATAATTTCATTAGCTGTTTTGTCCTCAAATCTTTCAATAACTAATATTCTGTCTAAATCCAAAGTGTAATCCTTTGTTTCAATCTCATAATAAATAACATCTCCCTCTGCGAAGTTTGCAACCCTGATAATCTTACCAGCAAATATCTTTTCCGATCCATCAAACACTTCTACGATGTCACTAATTTCTGGTTTATAACTTTGTCCCTCAAAAACTTTAACTGTAAAATTACATAAATTTGGCTGTTCATTAATATTGTCTTCAATCCCAAAGCTCTCCCAATCAACTAGGTTTGTTTTTTCTTCATTGTTTATTTTTACAACTATATTCATATCAACCTAATAAATTACTTGTCTTTAATTTTCTAATCATCAAGTCGCCAATCCTCTCTGCTCCTTTTCTGTCCATTATTGTATTACCTGAAATATTCACATTAATAACAGTTCCTCTACCTCCCAATTTTCCATTTGAAATAATATTGCCATTTGCATTTGGCACAAATAACTCTGGTCCCTGCTCTCCCACTAAATACGCCTTGCTCGGACTTACAAAACCGCCACCTGCCCTAGCTCCACCAAACCCCAGGGCATTACCAATTGCATTCTTTGCACCTTGCACTACATTTAATCTTTTGATGCTATTGATAAGCTTGTCTATCCAACCAATCACTTTTGATATTGAAGTAGTTGTAGCATCCCAAATCCCCTTAAACTTCTCAATACTAGCATTCGCTGTCTCCATTATATTTGCTAGCGTCTGTATCAGCACAATCAAACTAACCTCTAATATTTTAACCACAGCAATTAAAGCACCAAGTAATATTACTCCTATAATTTTTGCAAATATTTCCAAGAACGGCATAAGTGGTGCTAGTGCCTCCCATAACTTTTGTAATTCAGGAAGTAAATTCTCTTTAAAAACTAAGGCAATATTTTCCCAAGAAGTTCTAAATATTACAAGCAAGCCTTTGTACTTAGTAACAATATCTATCCCAGATTTCACAATATCAACAAAACCTCTTGAAATATCAATAACTGTTTTAATCGTAGATTTTAGAGCCTCGAACGCTTTTAATAATACTTGACCAATAATATCAGCAGTTTCTTTTAAACGTGGATTCATCTCATTTTCTTCAGTGAACGCCCACTCCTTAAAACTTTTGATTGATTTATAGACATACTCAATCATCGGTTTCATAGCATTATCAAGCATATCTCCCAATACCAACTTCAAACTAACAATTCCATCCTTTACTGAATTAGACATTTTATACCAACTCCCCATCGCCTCCGTATATGATCCCTCCATTCTTGTTGCCTCACCAATTATGGCATTATACATAGCATGTGTTTTTTGAGCATAAGTAAGCTCGCTTGTTTTTATACCTAACTGCGATGATGCATCTTTATAAACCTTGACCAAATTCATCTCAATGCCATATTCGCTCAATAACTCTGGTCGAAGTTTAACTACAGCTTGCATCATGGCTTTGATTGCATCATTTGAATTCCTATTTGAAGCGGCTGCAACATCCCTACCTCTAGCTACAATTTCCAGTGCTTGCTTTTCGCTCATGTTTGTCATGATGGCAGTTTTGGTTAATTCAATTGATGTCAACATGTCTTTGTTTTCATCTCTAATGCTTTTCACCAAACTATCAATCTGCTTTTTAGTCCAATTATTATTTTCCCCCAATTTATAAATAACCGCTTTTGATTGTCCAAGCTGACCAGTTAAACTGATACTCTCTTTAATAAGCCCTGATAAACCACTTGCCAACTTACTGACCGTGCCAGCAATAACTCCATATGCTAAATTACCGACCGTCACTGCCTTCGCCATAGAACCAAAAGAACTTGATGTTTGTTCAACATCAGTGCTCATGCCATTTAATGCCTTGCTCACTTTTTTCATTTCTGAACTAGCATTGTCAACAGCTTTTAAAACAATTTGTAATTCTTTGTTATTTGCCATTTTGCTTTTTGTTTCTTTCGGCCATGTATATTAATATTTCATTTATAAACCCCCACCTTTGCTCCATAAACTCACTTTCTGTCCAACCTAACTCGGTACATATTAAAGCTCTTGTAGCTTTAAAACTAATATCGCCAAACCGCACAAACCGTGCTATCTCATATCTTGCGGATTGGCTTTTGCTAAAAAATCTTTAACGAAACTTAGACTCTCTTGTATAAATTTAATATCATCGATACTAAGCAAATTTATATTCTCAACAGTTACAGGTAATTTTTGATCACTCTCATCAGTTGCATCCCAATCTTCAATAATCCTAGAAAGAAGGACCAATATCTGCTTAATCTCACTTTCTACTTTTTCAATCTTTTCTATATCCTGAGCCAAAATCCCATCTCGGACTTTAACTAGAATTCCACTTTTAGGAAGTTTTATATTTTTTAATTCTCTTGAATCTTTAAGTATTGGCATATTTTTAATAGCTAGCTTCTTCATTAGTTAATACAGCAACAATGCTTTTAGCATCAGCACTTGAATAAAACGCTTTAAAGCCGACCGTTACTTTAGCGATTTCATTATTGTCTCCAGCAATTAGTGGCTCTCTGAATTTTATCTTAGCTAAATCAATAACTAATTTTGGATTTGAGCTTAACCCAATAGTTTCGGTAGTATTAACAATCTCCAACCTCATCGCCTTCTTGTTTCCATTCAAAGCATAACTCATTAAATCAGTATTCTTAAAAAGCATTTCAATATTTCCCTCAATTGTTAATTGCTTATTAAGAAAATCATTCGGCTCAATGCTTCCTAGCTTGTCATCATCTTCAATGTTTTTGTTTATACTTATTTCCACGCTTTGCACATCAACTGGACTAGCCCCTGAAACACCTGATAAATCATCTGCAAGTTTTACATTAATATCCTTACCAAGAAAATAATTCTCTTCTATATATGCTGGTGTGTTAGTAGCTGGTACGCCTGATTTACCTCTCAATGCTATTTCAAACTTAAGATAATCCTTGGCAACTGCATTTAGTTTAAATGTTTCAATTACTGAATTAGCATAAGCCTTTTGCTCATTGTCGCCTCTCTTAACTTCAACTGATAACGTGGGATGTTTAGCAGATTGCAACACTTCAAAACTATGGTTATAAACTCCAGCATCAGCTGACTCCTCGCTTGTCACCTGCCCAAGAGTAGCTAGCATTATAAGTCCAAAACTTTTATCAAACACTTCACCAGCAACTGTGCCTCCACTCATCTTTTTGCTTATTTCCTGATCCTCACTGTCTTCAATTACTCCCACAGCTCGTTCTGAAACTGCAACTTCAATCTTATCGTTTACATCCTCCGATAATGGCTTAAGCCAATAGGCTGGAGCAACAACAGTGCCTCTTGATATTTCTCGACCTATCCCAATGTTAAATTTTCTTTTTAATGTTTCTGTCATACGATTATTTATTGTTTAGTTTTTTAAATTTCTCATCAGCCTCCTTTTTTGATTTAGCTTTTATTGTTACTTTGCCGGGATAATTAAATTCAATCTCCCTTGAATTGTGCTTTAAATCCTTGTCTTCAACTTCGTGTTTGTCCAAAGACTTATTCTCTTGTTTTTCTTTTTTTATAGACATAATGTTTTATGTTAATTGTTTTAATTTAATACAAATTATTTCCATTTCTAGCACCCTCATTAAAAGCTCTCTATCCTCCCAAGTAAAACTACTAGCCACCTGAACATCATCACATACGCCACCAAGAGTATCATCATTATCAAACATGTCATCAATTACTTCTGATAAATTTATAAGCAAATTTTCTCCATCCTCTTGACCTCTTGAATTTTCGTTTATCTCCTGAAGTATCTGTAATTTAAATTTATATATCTTTTTTATAGTCTTCACGCTTTCTCTCACCTTTTCATTTTCACTTCCCAAAATAATTGCAACTGGATATTTAGTAAAATGACCTTTGCTATATTTATAAACCTCTTTTAAATCATCAATAGTTTTCAATTTATTATAAATGGCATTTAAAATATTGTTTCTCATAATCTTCTTATTATTTTCTCTAAGACATTAACAAATATTTTTCTCACTTTCATATTTGTCATGTTTACCGTCCTATCAACAAACGGATTAGCTTTTGTTCCTTTACGCATAATTGATTTTTGCAAGGCATAAGGATTTATTCCTTTTTTGATTGCCCAAATTCTAAGTGGTGATCTAGGATTATGTACTGACACATAATGCGGTCTTGTTCCCTCATGAACTGATATGGCATATTTCTTTCTTGGAACAATTATGATGCTATTTCTTACCAACCTCATACCGATACTCTGCCTTAAATGATTTGTAACACCGATCGGCACTTCTCTTTTTTCAGTACTGACAATAAGCTTACCTGACTTCAATAATCCTTTATTTATTTCCTGATTGGCAATCACTGGATACATTCTAAAAACCTCCCTGATCTCATTTAAATTTTCAATCTCAATCTCAAATGGCATATCAATTATTTGGCTTTATAATTATTGCTTCAAGTCTTGCTAGTCCTCCCCCTCTATATTTTCTCAACTTACTAACTATATATACTTCTCCATCGTATTCAATTTTATCTGTAGCTTTCACATCTGAATAATCATTAGCAAACAACTTGTACATTTCTGCTGGATTGCCCTCACTCATCATCAAGTCTTCAGCTTTAATTGGGAATACGGCACCATTTATATCTCTAATTCTTTTATATTCTTCTGTCTTTTTATTACTATCACTTACCAATCTATAAACAAGCATCTTTCTAAAAGCAAACTTCATATATTATATTTTTTAAACTTTGATAACATTAATGCAATATCTTGTGACAAATAATTTTCCCAAGTAATGCTTGCATCTCCTAAATTTTCCATTTTAATTCCATCGCTTCTTCTTTTATTCCAAAGTTTTCCTACTATTTTCAATATCGCCAATTTCAAATCACTTGGAATATTTTTATTTGTATATCCTGCTTTATAAGTGACTTTATAGTTCTGTTCTCCATATCTCACATAATCAAGTTTTACAACTCCCTCGTCATTATAAAAAATATAATCACTATCAGGAATTGTGAACCAACCACCATCACCCTCATATTGAATCACTAGATTCTGTATATTTAAATTATCAGACAAATATATATTATTTCTTATTTCATCCCCATCAAAATATTCTTCCACCTGAGTCTCCTCGATTATATTGTTCACCATTACTTCAACCCACTTAACTGCCCCTGAAATCAAAAGACCAATTGTGTCATCAAAATCGTTAGTATTCAAATTTGTATATATTTTAAAATCTTCTTTGCTTACTATCATAAATTTATAAAGTATTAATTCCTGATTCTACAAAACTAGAATCAGGTATCAATATTCTATGCTTTTTCACAAACCTCCATTTCAATAAGTTTTTTAGCTTCATCTTTTTTAAGTCCTGCCTTCTCTCCCTTGAGATAGGGTGTGTAGTTTTTCTTAAACCTGACTACAATTAAATTGTTTTTCTTTGTTTCGGGTTTGCTGTCTTTTTTACTATTCTCTTCTCCAGTATTATCACTACTAGAATTGTTTTGTGTGTTTTCCTTTGTCATAAAATTTGTTCTTATTTTATTAAATTAATTTACCGTTTTCTCTCCGCCTATGGTTTTGACGAACAAGCCTCCCCATGCAAGGACATGCTCATCAAAACCATAGACGGAGAATATAGCGACAAACTATTTTACGCCTGTTAGCTTTTTACCAGCATCAGGAAGTGTAAATACTCCATCAACAGCTTCAGCAACAACTAATTCAGTTTGCAACTTGCTTAAAATCTTATCGGTATCAACAAACATCTGTTCTCCATCTTTAATCCAGTAATACCAAGGATCAAAAAAGAGAATTTCAGTCTCATCACTACCAGCCCCAAGATTAGCTGGGATATCAGCACTTTCATATACTGGTCGATTGAAAATTGATTGGTCTCTAATATCAAAGATCGGCATGCCGTTCTGATCAACTAAAGTTCTAAGCAATTTCATGCCAGCTGATGAAGTCATAAATGCACCTTTCTCTCTATACTGCTCTGGCAATTCATAAAACAAATTTACCAAATCCTTATAAGCAAAATCAGCTCCATTTTGAGCAACTTCGGCAAACCCAGCACCTCTAATTCCTGTTGGCTTACCAACACCATCACCAGCCACAAAAGCAGTTTCCTCAGTATCCCTTAATTTCCTTGAACATAATTCAGAAATATAGCTAACTATATTAAACGCCGAAGTATTTAAAAGACGTCTTGGAATAAGCACTCTTGCAGTCAAATAATTATCAGTTAAGTTTTTCTTATCAACAGTCGGATTAGACTGGGCTATCACTGCATTATCATCAACCCAATATGCGGTAACACCTGTCCCTTCTGTTGGCAATTGGAAGATACCACTCAACTTGAACGTATAAGCCAATTTTCTAATTCTCGAAATTTTATCCTTTTTAGTAAGAATAAAATCGGCTAACTCTGTAGGTATTACATACCCGAAAGAAGCATCATCAGAATTTATTGCTTTCTCTTCTAGATTTCCAGAACAGAAATCACGAACAAACTTAGCTGCTTTTTCAATTTTCTCTTCCTTTGTAACACCCTTACTGTCTTTGATTCCTTTTTGGATATCTTTGAGAATATCTTTCCTTAAGTCTTCAATAATACTTTGAGCACCTTTTGAAATCATCCCTTCTAATTCCTTAATTGAAATTACATCAACCTGAGAATTTACATCTTGTTTTTTATTTTTATCCATAACTTTAATTTATTTAGTAATACGCAGTAGATACTCTGCTCCCTTATCTATCTGCTTAGCAATTTGTCTAATACGGAGTACTTTTTTAACCGCACCAGAATCGACCTTTCCCCCTTTTTGATTTACCAGGGATTTTAAATATTTAATATATTTATTACTTATCTTAATTCTTTTTATTCTTCCATCATTAAAATATATCTTCACTCTCTGTTTTTTATAATCAACATCCACATAGTTAATTTTTGCTTCTTTTTTCTTGTCATCTTTTTTAGCTTTTACATCAAGAAGTTGCGTATCTGGATTAGCTCCAGCTAACACTGGCGACCATTCGTATAACTTCACTTTCTTAATAATCCTATTGTCATTTTCATCCCACTCAAAATCAAGCACCTTAAACCCAATACTAAACTCATCGATTATTCCAAACTTAATATCACTGTAAGCCTCTTTGCCACGTTGTGTTTCTAAATTAAATTCAGCCTGAATATGTAAACCCCTTTCATCCTCTTCGGCTTTTAATGTTTTGGCAATTGGCAAATTCCAATCATGCATCCAAACACCCTTGGGTAGTTTTGACTTTAAACTATCCTTAAATGCTCCCTGTTTAATAATATCTCCATCCAAATCTATATTATTAAATATAGAAACATAAGCCTCAATTATTCCCAAATCCTTAGCTCCTTTTTTTTCAACAGTTTTAATATCAGCCTTAACCCTAACTCTCAAAATCTTTTCATCTATTTTTGAATTATTTTTATTGTTTTCTTTTTTTGTCATATATATAAACTTAGTTATTAAACTGGAGTAAAATCACACATACAATTTGGATGCACTGGAATTTCTCCTTTGATATTTTTTATATCCCATTCCTCACTTGCTTTACTTTTACAAATATCGCAAGCATCGGGAGATAAAAGCCATTCTACATTTGAAATACCATATTCTCCGTATGCCGACCTGTGTCCTTCTGTCACACCTCTTGCTGATTCTGTTCTAGCTATCATTTCTGCCCTATACCCTTTAGCAAATTCAAATACCTTCTCAACTCTTTTTCTTAATTCTTCCAAGTCTTCGCCATCTGAAATACCTTCCTGCATCGTCTTATTAAATTTATTAACCGTCTCATCTGTTATCATCTCACCAATCTCATTACTAACTTTATCTAGCCACTCTCTCATAAATGCTCTATCCAAAACGAAATCTTCTCCCATCACTTCACTTGCTCCAATTACTCCCTGATCAAATGATATTTCATAAAGTGGTTTTATAATCTCAATTACTGCAGATAATTCATTGTTTTTATTAATACTAACTTGATCAGAAATATCTTTTTTGAAAGTGTCATCAACAGCATTTAAAAATCTTTTCTCTTGATTATCAAAAAACTTTTTCATTTGCTTTTGCCACACCTTCATCATTCTTCCTTTTATTCTTTTACTAATCTCACCGCTCCTCTCCTTGGGTGTCTCTTTGTCTCTAACTATTTTTACAACCCTATCTTTATTATTAACCGCTGAAATAATATTGTTTTTAAATTTTTCAGCTATCTTTCTTTTGCTTAACTCTCTATTTTTTATCCTTTTAGTAATATATTTTTGCGTCTTCAAATTAACTCCATTTTCTCTTTTCTTTTTTAACTTAATATAATCCCCTTTAATCTCCACATTCTTTTTATTGCCCCCAATCATCGGCATGCTTGAAAGTGGAAGATAAATATAATCTCCTCCCTGCACTGCCTCAAGTCCTTCCATTTCTCTCACCTCATTGGTAGTCATCCACTTATTCCAACCCTCGCTTCTTCTCTTAAGTTCAATCTCCTTATCTTCCTTGGCTAAAGGCTCAAAACCAAGCCATAAATTACTCCCAAACATCGGTACTAAAAATTCATTTAACTGCTCAATTATTTCAGTTGCCATTGGCTCTAAAGTCCTCTTACAAAATGTATATTCAGCAGTTTCAGCACTGGCACGATTAACATCTTTAGACATTCCTAAAACAGATAACGGGACACCAAAAACCATCAATATCTCATCCCTGTTCATTTTTCTGCTTTCAATAAAATCTAAGTCTTTTGGTGGCAAAGTCATAGGTTTAAATTTTACCCCTCCTTGCAACAATGGAACTTCATATGAATTTTCATAACCCTGATATTTCGCCTTGAATATTTTTGACAATCTCTTTTCTTGCTTACCGCTAATATTTCCATCTACTTCCAGTATCCCAGTCGGTCTAGCATTGTTCTTTAATAAATTCTTATTTGACTGCATAATATAGTCATCATTTTCTGCAGTCTCTCTTACTGCCTCAATCACACCTATTCCTCTATCTGGATTTTTAGGATTATAATTTTTTAAAAACAATACCTCTTCTTTCTTAAACTCTTTTTTGTATGTACCAATCTCATAAACATACCCCTCTAAATTCCCTTGATTATCTTTTTTAACTTTAAAAAATTCTGGTCGAGCAATAAAAATATTACTAGGATATTTATCATCTTCATTAGTCTTGCTAAGTATCCATGGACTTGCTCCAAGCAAATCTCTATAAATAACACTTAACTGAATAAAGTTATATTTAGTCATTTCCGGGTTAACTCTATACAACAATTCTAATAACTCATGATCAACCAACTCTTCAACTTCGTCATTGTCTTTGAGTCTGTACAGCTTGAATTCTATTTGAGCCAATCCCATACTTCGCCTAGCAACACAAGCATAAACCCAAGACTTGTAAAAATCTAAAGCATCAGTTTTGGTAACTATCGAAGACATCACTCCTGAATTAACAAAAAATGAATATGGTACTGCCTGCTTTCCAGCTATTCGATTGTAGATGTGTTTTATAAAACTCATATTTCTTTAGGTAAATCACTTTTAACTTTTATTAAAATATCATCATATGTTATTATCTGCCCGTTATTAAAATTTATTTCAATTTCAGCGTAATACCTTCCTTCTTCATTAAAATTATTTTGTTCAACATTATATTTAACTTCTCCGTTACTCCCATCGATTACCTCCATGTCACCTGTAAATGATAATACTTCTTCACCTGACTTTTGCACCTTAAAATAAATATTATTGACGGTGTTTAAACTAAGTGCATTGCCTTCATAATTTTGCAATACAAAAAACAAATCAAATCCATTGTCTCCTTTTATTATTTCAATATCAGTTCTCATGATTTTAGTCTTATAATAAACTTTCTTACTTTTTGCTTTAACGTGTAATATCTTTTTGTTACACTACTGTATATTTTATCCATTCCACTCAACATCGCCCTAATGCTCGTACTAACGCTAAAGGTAACTTGATTAAATCCACATATTGTTAAATTCTTTACTCCCAATAATACAATTTCTATTGACCTATAAAATGTTTTAGCCTGTAAGATTTCTAAATCACTGTTAATATTTCCTTCTAATATCTGCTCATGAGTTTTAGGCATCCAAATGCCTGTATCTGTCCACATCCTAAGTTGTGCATCCTTGTCTCCTGCCTGAGTTTTAGAAGTTCCCATTGCTCCATCTGCATAAACATTATCCGTCCTAAATCTAACCTGCCAATATTCTGAAAATGTAATTTTTATATAATAATCTGTGTTGTATTCAATAGCCACTGGATCATCAAAGAAAAATGGAACCCATCCTGTTGTCTGTCGATTAATGCCGTTAAAAAATTTACTTGCGATAAGTTCATCATCTAAGTATCTTCTAAGCTCCAGAGTAAAATCATAACTTCCACTTGTGCTATATATGTTATACCAATCAATACCAAGAAAATTGTTTACAGTTCCAGAATTAAACGATTGATACAGCCATTGATATCCATTAAATCCCCAACTACTATTATGCGATGTAACTTCATAAAATGCCTCAACTGGACTATCATATAAAATTTGGAAAGTCATGTCCCTACTTTGTAAATTGCCGTTATAATACAAACCGCCTCCATCGTAAACATCTCCATTATAGTAACCCATCTTTATTCCTGATGTCGGTATCTCGAAATAATACGTTCCAGCTTCAAGCTCTATAGGTATTGCAAATATCCACTCCAGCCAACTATCCTGATGATGATATACATTCACTGTTTTTGTAGCCAGCAATGTATTCTTCTCAATACCATCATACAAATTTACAACAACATTGTTTCCAACATAATCACACTCCCATAATGAAATCCCCAATATCTTCGCAGGACCATCAAGCGTAAAAGTTTGCCCCAACGGAACAGCGGTAAATTCTGAATTCTTCTGTGCTTGGCTTATTAGTACTTCTTTCATATTTATTGCACTTCTAATTGAAATGTTAATTCAATCTTATCTCCAGTTGATAAAACTATTCCTGTAAAATCACCATGAATGAATAAACTACCAGCCGTACTATTATTAAATAACCCTGCTTCAGTTATTGTCTTATTAGCTTCAGCAGTTACTGTTGCTACCCATTGCAAAACATCGGGGAGTGACTGACTTCTCACTGTCTCAACTCTAGCCTCACTCTCCTCTGCAAACAAAGCGACATTATCCTTAAGCAATGTCCCACTACCTGATCCCCATGCAATATATTCTGTATTAGTGGTAACTTGATTATCAATTTTATCAACAATCCATTCTTCACAAACTTGAGTTAAAACAACTGCAAAATATATAAAATTGTTTAACCATTTTTGTATTCTATTATTAATAGCTATTTCCATATTTCTATTTGATAAAAAATTTATTAAACTTTGGTTTTTTATTTAAAATAATATCTTCTGACCATTTACCATTTCTACACACTCTTGCTTTCATAATTGCTCTATTAGCAATAACAATTCTCAATCCTCCATTAACACTTTGTATAACACGTAAAAGTATTTTTAAAATTTTGTCTTTAATCCAGTTCATATTTATATCATTGATATTTTCGGAACAATAACCGAACTTTCATAAAACGTGAAACATAGTGCATCCCAGAAATCAGGACTAGCCACACCCCTTGCAATCAAATCATCTTTTGATTCCATCTGAATCTTGCCATCTCCTCCGTTTGCTATCTTCCATTTGATATCATCGACTTCTGCAAATTCTTTACCGTAAACTTTACCACCCATTTCAGTTAACATTTTCCTTGCTTTAAAATTTGATTCAGCCTTAATATTGATATACATATTTGATCCATTTTCGCTTGGCTTGTCATTTGCTCTACATTGGTTTATATAAATATCATCTTCCAACAATCTATCAGCTACCCCCGCTCCAATTCCCACCACATCCACGAACACATCTGAATACTCAATTTTCTCTTCCCTGCATATCAATTTAATTTCACCTGCGATATCCATTATATTCTTAGTTTTTAGCTTTCTTTTAATATATGCCACGGGTAAGCTAGTTTTTTTATCTATGCCCTTAATGACAAATACTGTCCAATTACCTCCCCTTGCCACGTCTACACCCAATTTCTTAGCCCCTGTCTTTAGCTCTGGTACTGTATTCAGATACATTCGTGCTTGTTCTTTTTCTGTCATTAACTTTCTAAAACCTCTTGGATCAACTTCATTCTCATCTGGAAATTTACAATTATATAAAATATCAGCTAACGGCATAGTCAAAGCTTTTCTTAAAAAAGCCTCGGTATATCTCCCTTCTTTTAAAGCCTGATTAGCATCAATAAATATTTTAAAATAATCCTTATCTTTCCATGTCTTTTTAAAATGATTATTATGAAATGGGTTACCAATTTTTATATAACACGACTTCTGTGTTTCATCTCCTATCTTTTGTTTTCCTGCAATCATACGAAATACTGTAGCCTCAATCTCGTCTGGTATCAAAGCACTTTCATCTTGAATAACTATTCTTCCGCCTTCTCCCATTACAGCTCTCACTCCTCGCTCCACACTTCTAGCCTCAACACTTAATGCGAATAATCCTCCGCCATTTCTTAACACGATTCTATCTTTACTGGCTTCTTGCCTTAACATATCAATCTTGTCTTTCTTCTCTAGCAACGAACTGAACATTGGGCTATCACCAATATGCTCAATATAATATCTCATTATCTTTTTAGCCTGTTCTTTCTTTGGTGCCACTACTGGTATCAACTCTCCCTGAATACAGCTCACCACTATACAAGCCAACGCTACAATTAATGATTTTCCGTACTGCGTACAAGCTATGATTTGAATGTACTCAAAATGTCTAAATACTATCGCCCAAAAAATTACCAATTGACCTTCAGTTATCACATCACTTGCAACCCTTCCTTCCAAATTAAAATGAGCAAGCAATGACAGACAAAGCTCTTTTTCCTTACCCGGTATCTTTGGCAATTTCATCTTTGTCATCATCCTCTGTGGCTATCTTTTTAATTAATTCATTGTACCCACTTCTCATATCTTCTAATTCTTGTGAATTATTAATCTCATGCTCACTCTTTGGTTTATAATCTGGGTGCCTACATTTCAGATAAAAAATAACTGATGTCGTATCTTTCTCTGTTATCTTTCTCATTAACACACTTTCTACATAAGCTCTCTGATCAACTTGAATATCACTAGCTTTTTCCGCAAACTTTTTATCCTTCTCAATCCATCTATAATAAGTTTTAGTTGCAATTCCTGCTTCAACACATGCTGTCTTTATAATTCCCATTCTCATTGACAATAATTCCAAAACTATCTTTTTCTTCTTTGCTGTTGTATAACGGACACCCCTTTTTATAGTGTGACATTTGTGACATTGTGTGCTTTTCATTCAATGTTTATGGACTAAGCATTATTTGAGCCCTTGTTAATTTATTATGATAATTCATCATTTTACGTTCATTTCTAAACAAAATATGGTTTTTACAGTGTTTTTTATAGCAATAAGTAAATACTTTTTCTTTTTCTATCGCTTCGCCTCTCTTTTTACAATAAAATGTCAGCATACTTTTTCTGCTTTTTTATTTGTGTACTCCTCCCATCTTTTAATAATCACATCAATATATTTTGGATCCAACTCCATAGAATAACAACTTCTATTTTTCTGATCGCAAGCCATCAAGGTTGATCCTGACCCACCGAACAAATCGATTACAATATCATCTTTCTCGCTATTCTTTTTTAATGCTCGTTCTGGAAGTCGTAGTGGTTTCTGCGTTGGATGCACATAATTTTGTGTCACGTCTCTCTTCTCATACCAAACATCTAGCATTTCATGAAAATCTTCATAATCAAGATTATAGACATCCTTTAGATTGTTAATCTTTTTATTTTTATAATGTACTTTTTTTCTTTTCCATCCCATCATGCATGGCTCATACATTCTGTGATAATCTTGTCCTCTTGAAAAAACCATTGAATTTTTAAGCCACATAATTATTTGGCTCATGTGCCAATCAGCATTATCAAATGCCTCCCTATTTAAATGATTATTCTTATTTGCAAACCACCAGTAAATCGTCACGTCATCAGTTGAAAATTCATATAAGTTTTTTAACACATCCGTATAGAATGCCACGCAATCTTTATCTGTTTTATTATCATTAAATATTTTGCCACCACTCCCACCAAACTTCTTTGAGCTATAATCAAGCCCTCCTGGAGATTTATAATCAACGTTGTATGGAGGATCTGTAAAAATCATTCTTCCTAACTTGCCATCCATAAGTTTCTTCATATCATCTCTTTTGGCAGAATCACCGCACATTAACCTGTGCCTCCCAAGTTGATAAATATCTCCCAGTTCTGCAACAGGCTTATCAATCTTGTCGTATTCTTCTTGCGAATTAAAATCATCTTCTGTAATATCTTTTATAAGATCCAAGTCAAAACCCATAGATTCAACTATTTTCTCATCTATTTCCTTTAAAGCCTCAATTAACAATTCTTGATCCCAATCACTCTCATTAGTTTTATTATCAGCTAACCTGTATTCCTTAGCCTTGTCTGCTGAAAGATTTACAATATAACAAGGCACTTCCTCAAGCTCTAACTTCTTAGCTGCCTCGAATCTCCCATGACCAACTATAATTACATTTTTCAGATCAAGGACCAATGGCTGATTAAAACCATAATTTTCAATACTAAAAGCAATCTGATCAACCTGCTTTTTAGGATGTTGTTTAGCGTTTTTCTTGTATGGCTTAATCTCGCTTAGACTTACCATTATTTCCTTTTTTACTTCTTTCATCTTTTATTTTAACTATTACTATTTTTTGAATATCTTGATTATTGAATTTATTGTCTTTTGAAATCCTCTCAATCATTTTGCTTAAATCATGAACTATTCCCAAAACTAGTTTTTTATATTTTCCTGTTATTTTTGGGTCTACTGCAAAAAGTCCTTGCATCCTTCTCAAATTTGGATCATCCCGAACTTGAACTGCTCGATTAAGTCTAATTGTTTTATCTTCACCGTTTTTAAATTTGATTAGCACTGGCAATGATCCAATAAGACAAAAATTGGTAATCTGTTTTGTGTTTTTTGTACCTTTCTTAAATCTGACATTAAAATCAACTTTTATAATCAAATTCTCGGCTATTTTTTCTTTTAAATTTTTCATAGTCGGTCTTTGTTCGGTCTAAAAAACTTTTTATAACCTGCCTTCTTGGCAAGCCCCATAGCACATGCTCCCTTATTTTTTGCATCAGTACTTTCCGATACATCTATTAAAATATTAATTGTTTTCTGAAAGCCAATCTGACTAGCAACTTCAATCCATGCTTTTATATTCTTCTCATCTCCAATTTTTTCTGCATGATATTGAAGTCTCCCCCTTCTAGCATCTGACAAAGATTTTTTATTATTTTTAACAACGTTAACGTTGAATTTAATAATATGATTAATAGTATTATGATTGTGTTCTTTTTTACGAACGGCAAGGGGTATTTTCCGTTCGTTTTTCAGAACACTACTGTTCGATTTTTCGAATGGTGTGGATAAAGCGTTCGATTT